TAAAAAACTCAAAGCCAGCACGGAACCTGGAAGGCCCGTGGATTCCTCGAAGGAAATCCTCGTAAGTCTTACAGAGTGAAGTGATGTCATCACATTCCCTAAGCATGCCGAACCGAAGGGTCTGGCGAACTTTGTACTTTCCCTTTTCGCGAACTACTAAGGTAGAATTCAAAGAGCCGAATTCGGCCGACACACTCGTTTTAGTCCTCTCTACCTCAAGTCCCAACGATGCGACTGTTTCCATCCAATGCCGAGAGAACTCGGGATCAGAACGAAACAGTATGTCATCACCGTTGATCAGGCAGGGACGGTTCCCTCCACCAGCCCACAAAAATGCCATCCTATTCTGGATGCACAAAAGTGGAAAGGAGAGGTAAGAACCCATCATCTGCCCGACACGCGGGACAAAATCTAGAGAGTGTTCAAGGTTATACAAGTTAGGCCGCAAAATGTCCAACGCGCCCTTCATGACCGACTGCGGTACAGAAACCGTAGAAGTCAGAATAGTGGCAAGGATCATCTCGGCAACCTCAATACTGAGGTTGTCGGTGGCGGACTTGTAATCACCAGAGGTGAGGACCTCCCCTTCAACATACCTAAAACCCTCCAATCCTTCGGTGGTAACATCGCCCCGGTTGAGCCAAGCTTGTCTGGATAATTTGTCATAAATAGCCTTGTGAAGAGGCCGTAGACAAAGAACGTCAGATGAAAACTTGCTCAGCGCGCGGGGCTTACCAGCCGACTGGACGACAATCATTTTCGCGCGGCAGTCAAGATCAAACTCCACATCATCCAGGCAAGCCTGAATGAATGAAGCGTGATCCATGCCGGATCCCAATGAGCCGCCCTGGGATCGGGGAGCCTCAGTTGTTGAGGAAAGAGGAGGTGAAGTGACGACGACGTGGTCCTCGTAGAGGCCCCGGTCCCATCCAACGGGGAAGAGCTTACGCACTTCCTGCTGAACGAACCGGAGATAGCCTCGTGGGAGTGACCGTGGGGGCCGAGAAAGAGTCTTCTTCAGGTCTGACAGCATCGTGGCCTCCATGCACCGACATGAGTCGGGAAGGAGCTTCTTGATAGACTGCCAGGCCATGATCTGACTCTGGTCCTCTGCGGGGCAATTCCCTAGCAGCAACTTGACCTTCTTCGCGAACCCCGAACAAGTCGGGGCGAAGGAAAGGTCGTAGTCACTTTGTGGTTGATGGAAAATGCGCTCCCACGTCTGAATGGCTCGCTTGACCACATTTGTGGTACGAGTCTGATAGACGCGGCATTGCCGCGCAGCGGGTTGCTCGAAATTCAAAGACATGTAAATCTGTTATCAGTGTTGTCCAGGAATTAGCAACTCAAGATCCAAAT